GTCAGTATAAGGATAACAGCATATACCTGTACCTAGGAATAAGCAATTTTTCACTAATAACATCTTCTGTCAAAGTATAGTAATTGATGTTTTAATCATTGTTTTTTAAGAAGAAATCCCATGCTCAAGCTAACGCCTCCATGCCCATTGACACGCTAAATACGAAATCAATCAGTTGACAAATACAAGCGAACGCAAATATAATTGAGGTAAGTTGGATAAGTCCGCAGAGATGCGGGCTTTTTTATTTGGTCGATTACTTTCGTATTATCAGAGATAAAATCACTGTAGCTTAAAAGTGGCTACTAAACGATCAAGCGCCAATGAATCATAATCGTCCTTAATTCCCGTAGTCTGTACCTCATAAAGCTGATTGCCCTTTTTCCTATAGTAATAGAAGTCCCTGAGAGAACCCGTCCCTGGATCATAATAATCAATCGTCAAGCACCAGTTCCAGCCTAAGCAATTCTTGCCATTTTGAATGACTACTACGTTCTGATAATCAGACCGACACTGATCCAATACTGCGTTGGCGGCCTCGCTGCATAAACCGGAGTAGTTATTATAAACAGTAATTGCTACTAGGCCTTTATATTGTTTCGGTGCCCATATGTAGTCAGAGTGAATATCTGGTGTAGATATGGCGTTTAACTCTAATTGCCAGCTAGGCGGGTACTCAATCGAATAACCAAACTTCTCATTATTAAGCACAGCCTTCTGATCACAAGCTGTAAAGACAAAGCCAATCAATAGCAAACTGATAATTACGTGCTTAATAGCCATGGCATCATCATCGACTGTAGATTATTATGAGTTTTAATTCTACTATATTGCTGTGATCAATATCTTGGTGGTTAATCATCATGCCCTGCAAACCCAAGAAGCCATGCAGACAATCAGGCTGTCCTAATTTAACCGATAACCGATCAGGTTATTGTAACCAGCATCAAAAAGACTATCGCAGACAACAGGACATCAATCGTGATACAAGCAATGAACGCGGCTACACCTATCGCTGGCAGAAGGCACGCAGACGCTTCTTAACTCAACATCCTCTGTGTGTAGTGTGCCAGTCCATCGATCAGGTAACCGCAGCCACCGTAGTCGACCACATCATCCCACATAAAGGCAATCAGGAACTGTTCTGGGATGAATCCAACTGGCAGCCGCTATGTAAGTTCCATCACGACCAGAAGACGGGCAGAGACGCTTAGATAACCAATCAGGGTAGCCTTCGATGGGCTAGGCCTATCCAAATCTCTACAGATCGAGCGCGCCTAAACCGCACGGCCAGCGCCACGCGAAAATTCACAGAATTGACTAGGGGGGGTCTACCACCCAAATGAAGCTAAAAACCGTCAAAATTACTGAACTAAAACCGCACCAAAAGAACCCGCGCCAGCACCCGGACAGCGCCATCGCCAAACTGACCAGATCAATCCAGGAGTTCGGCTGGACCAACCCGGTTCTGGTTTCCAAAGACGGCATCGTACTGGCCGGGCATGCCAGACTAAAGGCAGCGGAGAAGGCCGGCATCACCGATATACCCGCCATCTACCTTGACCTGGAGGGCGCCAAGGCTGATGCCTATCTGATCGCAGATAACAAGACCCAGGACTTGACCGACTGGGATCTGCCGTTACTTAAAGACCTACTGCAGGAGCTAGACGACGGTCAATTTGACCTGACCGTTACCGGCTTCGATGAAGACGAGATCGAAGGCCTGATGACGCAGTTCCACGTGCCGGAGGAAGGACTGACCGATGACGATGAGATACCGGAGGATGTGGAATCAGTCTGCAAACCCGGCGATCTCTGGCAACTGGGCGTTCACAGGCTATTGTGTGGTGATTCAACCTCCATGAGTGATATCGAGCGGTTAACCGCAGGCGAGAAGATCGATCTTGTCTTTACCGATCCGCCCTATAACGTGAACTGGGAATATCGCGGCAAGATGCACGGTGAGAGGTTTAATGGCATCCTCAATGACAACCTCGGCCCGGCTGAGTGGACCGCGTTCTGCAGCAAGTTCATCGCCAACATATCTGCCGTCTTGAAGGAAGGGCATGCCTATTATATGTGCTCCGGATGGAACTCCTTCGGAGAATTTGAGAGAAACCTGAAGCAGAATAAATGCGAGTTCAGACAATTGATCGTCTGGGCCAAGAACCAGTTTGTGCTGGGCAAGTTCAACACCGACTACAATCGCCAGCACGAGCAGATTCTGTACGGCTGGAAGGAGGGCAAGGCACACCGCTGGTTCGGCGGTCATTCAGAGACCGACCTCTGGCAGGTCGATAAGGTTCACAACACCAAAATGGTACACAGCACCGAGAAGCCGGTGGGATTGGCCGAGCGTGCTATCAAGAACAGCAGCCAGCTCAACGATCTGGTCTTGGACTTATTTACCGGCTCGGGGTCGACGCTGATTGCCTGTGAGAAGATGGGGCGCAGATTCTGCGGCCTGGAGCTCGACCCCAAGTATTGCGATGTGATCATCAACCGCTGGCAGAACTTCACCGGCAAGCAGGCTTCAAAGATTGAATAAGCTATCGCGTACAAGCAAAACAGGCCCCGATCTGGAGCCTGTTCGCTGATTATTATCGGTCTATTTATTTGACCGGATGACCAGGGCATCCTGAGGGAATCTGACCCGCAGGAAGCAAGAAGCTTTTGCGGCATGCATAGCAGTACCAGCGAACCTGACCCTCCGGCACGCCTTTCTGATTGGGATTCCTGCGGCAGACGCTTTTTTTGTCCACATCCGGCCGGCTTGCTTCTTTACTGCCAGTTTCAATGGTCTGCATCTGTGCCGGTTGTGAGCCTGAAGCGATTCTATCCGTCTCGCTCCAAAATGCCCACCCGTTGCAAGCCTGCCCGGTTACGGCGCTTCCAGCCGCGGAGATGCTTTTGAATACAGCGCCATCGTCGACCTGGAAGCAAAGCTTGCCGTCATGTTCTACCACCTCGCAGGTGTGCTCCATCTTGTGGTACTTGCCGATCAACACCATCCCGGGTTTGATCTCGCGATTGCTAATTGCCATTTGATACCTCCTACTTTTAAGTTACTCACATTCATCACTCTGGGAGCAGAGGAAGTCAATAGGTTTGCTCAGTAAATTGAAGGATAGCTAATGAAAGGACGTAAGCCTCGCCCCACCAAGATCAAGATACTGGAGGGCGAGAAGAATAAAAACCGTATAAATCGTCGTGAGCCAAAGCCGCACCCTGGCCGGCCCACCTGCCCGGACCATCTCAGTCCGGCCGCTAAGTCCGAGTGGAAGCGCATCGTGCCCCAGCTTGAGGATATGGGCCTGCTGAGCAAGATAGACCGCACCGAGCTGGCATTCTACTGCCAGGCCTATGCCAGGTGGAAGAAGGCCGAGGCTGTGCTCAATGAAAAGGGCGAGCTGTATAAGACGCAGAGCGGCAACGTGATCATCTCACCGATGCTGTGGGTGGCCAACAGAGCCATGGAGCAGTGCCACAAGTTTCTGATCGAGTTCGGCATGACCCCCGCCAGCCGTGGGAGAATCAGCGTTAGCAGGCCAGGTGAAGATGACGGCTGGAATAAACTGCTCGATTTCTGCAAAGAAACGACAAATGCGCAATGAGAAAGAATTTCAGCGAAGCACGCGCACGGAGGGCTGTCGAATTTATCCAGAAGCTCAGACACACCAAGGGCCAGTGGGCCGGACAGAACTTCATCCTGCAGGACTGGCAGCGCGAGAAGATCATACGCCCCTTGTTCGGCACCGTGAATCCGGACGGCAGCCGCCAGTACCGTACCTGTTATGTGGAGCTGCCGCGCAAGAATGGCAAGACGACTGTCGCCTCTGCTATCGCGCTCTACTTGCTCTATGCCGACAGCGAGGCAGGCTGCGAAATCTACAGTGCAGCCAACGACAGGCCCCAGGCCGCCCTGGTTTTCAACGAGGCGGCGGCCATGGTACGCCAGGAGCCCAACCTGTTTAATATCTCTAAAATCGTCGATAGCCAGAAGCGCATCGTCTATCGCAGGTACAACTCCTTCTACAGCGCCATCTCGGCTGAGGCCTTCACCAAGTGGGGCATCAATGCGCACGGGATTATTTACGATGAATTGCACGCTGCGCCCGACCGCGATCTATGGGACACCCTGACGACCTCAACTGGCTCACGGCGCCAGCCTTTAACGCTGGTGATCACCACGGCGGGATATGACCGCAATTCGATCTGCTGGGAGCAGCATAATTACGCCCTTAAGGTGCAGAACGGCATCATCGAGGATCCCACCTTCCTGCCGGTGATCTTTTCCGCTCCCGAGGATGCGGACTGGAAAGCCGAGAAGGTCTGGGCGTCATGCAATCCGGCGCTAGGTAGCTTCCGCAGCATCGACGAGATGCGAACACTCTGCAACAAGGCGCAGGAGACGCCGGCCCTGGAGATGGCCTTCAGGCGGCTGTACCTAAATCAGTGGGTCAACTCCGTGGAAAGGTGGCTGCCCATGGACGCCTGGGACGCCTGCAACGATGCCGTCGATGTTGAGAAACTCAACGGACGCACCTGTTACGCCGGCCTCGACCTGTCAAGCACTACTGACCTCACTGCCCTGGCGCTGGTTTTCATTGGTGATGATGGCTATCTTGACGTGCTGATGCACTTCTGG